ATGGAGTCGCTGCTGCACGATCAAGAGGTGACTGACGGCGCAGTGAGGCTATATGCCCATCTGCACTGGCGCTGCGGCGACAAATTGCGACGCAGCACCATCGCGGAAGCACTCGGTATTTCCGAAACGACGGTGACGAATCGGGCGCGCGAATTGGAACTTAAGGACTGGATCATCGTCCGAAGCAGAACAACTAAGCATGGGCGCGTCTGCAACTTTTACCACGTGTTTGAAGCTCAAGAGGATTGCCGTCAATTTCGGGCTGAGCGCAATTGGGCTAAACCTGAAGGGGGTCGGATTCGTAGAAGCCGAAAAGGGGTCGGTGGCCGCCCAAGCCACAAACCCAAAGAAACTCAAGTTGAGGAAGGGCCAAATGAACTTGAGTTTACGGCGGACGTGAACCTGAGTTCACATCCTATAGATCCAGACTCTTCTGGATATCCAGAATTTAAAAAAGCTATTCCTGACGGAATAGCTTACGCGGCTGCCACCGCATCGACCCCACCCACCCATCCGAACGAATTAAATTTTCAGGAGCAGGGTACGCCTACCTACACGCATTTTGTTGCGCCTGGAACGGAGAACGCTTTTACGACAAGCGACTCCGAGGAAATGAATTCCCCGAACCCCCCAGTTCCGGCCACCCCCCTTACCCGCATAGTGAACTTTCACGATGTTCGCGAGCACTACAACGTCGTCACCGGCAAATGGAACAGCGATGAGTACGTGTATATTGGCAGATCCAACGTGCGGAACAACCTTGCCGACAGCGGATGGGGAAACCCGTTTAAGATGGAGCTACTCTCTGACAGAGAGAAGGTCATCAAGCAATATCGGCAGTGGCTGCTTCAGGACAAGGATCTAATGGCCCAGATCCCGGCGCTTCGAGGGAAGGTGCTGGTGTGCTGGTGCTCGCCAGATCCGTGTCATGGTGACGTGCTTGCAGAGTTGGCGAACATGCCCGAAGCTGAGTTCCAGGCGCTGCTTGACTCCATGCTTCCCCCTATTGACGAATCGCCCAAGCCGGGGCGGGTGATCTCTTACCAGCGCGTGGCCGGGCGGCTGCACGATGACCAGCACATTTATGTTGGCAAGGAAACGCCCTGGGTAGCTGAAAGCCGCTGGAAGGCCCGGTATCTCTGCGGTGATGATGGCACTCGCGAAGAAGTGACCGAAAAATCGCGCGAGGCCATTCTTTCCGACCCAGAATTATTGGCAGCCCTGCCAGAGGTGCGCGGCAAGCCGATTGTCTACCACCATCCGTCGGAAGCTGCGTGGGGTGCGGCACTGGCATTGTTGGCTGCGATGCCTGACGAGGAGATTCGGCGGCTGGCGAAAGCACGGCCAGCGCCAGCGGTGGAGAGGGACATCGTTTGGATGTATGCCAGCCATCGAGGGGCGACGAAGCACGCTGTCCGCCCAGGCGAAAAGGCAACCGCCTGCGGGCAATTGCTGACGCATCTTCTCAGATCGCCCAAGCCGGGCGTGGAGTATCGGGCTTGCAAGATGTGCGAGAAGGCGTTGAACTCCAATCTTGTCGAGCCAGGGATCACACTTCCAAACGGCGGAGAGGGGCAAATCCAATGGCGAGTCGCAAGCCGAGTCCATCCAACCAAACACGCAGTCCTGCCAGGGCGGGACAAAAGCGCGTGCGGAATTGCCCTTGCCAAGTTGCCTGAGATTGTACAGTCGAAAGGTGAGTTTCTTCACGCCTGCAAGACCTGCGAGAAAGCGCTGAACTCCGATCTTGTCGAGCCAGAGATCGGTCTGATCAACGCTTACCATTACGCTATCCCGGAACCCTTCCGACCACCGGGCAAACCTGCGTATGGGCGGAATCGGCCCATTGCACGGGCCATGCTTGCTGAAGGGATCACGATCCAGGAGGTAGCCCAATACGTCGCAGAGACTTACCCAGGCTATTTGGCGTGGGCGAACCAGGAGTCAGGACGCCCGAAGCTGATGAGCCTGGAGCATGTGAGCCGACATATCAAAGCCAGCAGAGCGAGTAGGCATGGTGCCAATGGAGCGATGCCTGAGCAGGCCGCTTCTCCTGTGTCGTTGGGGCTGGTGCCAGCGGCCAGCGACTTGCCAGCCCATGTTGCCAACTTTGAGTTTCAGGCACTGGCCTACACGGTAGGGGCGGTGTGCGGCGTGAATTATGCGCTGCGCCCGATGGCTCAGATCGATGTGCTCAATCTATTCCAGGCGGGCATCCGGGCCGAAGACGTGATCAGATTCCGTACTGAGGTGTGGCCCACAATCTGGCCCGGCACTAAAGGCGAGCCGCCCAGCCTCGAAAAGTTGGTTCAAAACATTGGGCATATCCAGCACGACCTCAATGCGCAGGCTCCCGGTAAAGATCTGAAGGCGCGGATTGAATATATCCGCAGTTGCGCAACGAAGAATATCCCTGTCGATCCGCGTGTACTCAGGAGCTATAACGCTCACCAGGGCGGGTTGAATTGGGAGAGCCATGATCAGAAGCGTAAAGAGGATTATGAGCAGCGCTATGCCGAAGAATGGCACCGTCTGAACTGCGAACGTTGCGTCAGGCCGAAGAGCGAATGTATCTGCAGGGGGCGGGGTGCAATACCGGGGCGAGTGAAAGACGCCTGGCTCGCCTTGTCGGGTCAGCTTCAGATCCAGCTTAATGCTTCTACCTTTGCTGCCTGGGTACAGCGTCTCGACCCGGTTCGGTTTGAGCCGGGTCGATTGGTAGTTGAAGCCCCCCATGGTTACGCGGCAGCCTGGGTTAATGATCACCTGCTGCATTCGATGGCGAAAAGTTTCAACCAGTTCTATCGACCTGAGCAGGCTGGTGAACCAGAGGTAGCGATTGAATGCCGTGCGGTGCCAGAACCGCTCGAACCAAAGTTGGGGGAGGTGGCGTAGGCCATGACAGCACAACAATTCATTGATTACATTCAGCAGCTTCATAGGCAACTTCGTGAAGGATCAATCGCCGCTCAGATGATTCTTGATCAGGTCATTCTCATGCGCGCTGAGCGAATCGCAGAAGTGCATGGCCTGACCCTGGAAGCTGCCCGCCGCGATTGCAAGGCTGAGGCCAACCGGCTGTTGATCGAAATGGACACCGAGCAAAGGGGGATCTATGAGGCTTCGTAAGGCAAACAAGCCAATCTGCCCATGCGGTGGGCGAACCGTGTGTTTTATCCGGGGTGTCCGTTGCTGCGGGCGCTGTAAGCAACCGCTGCGACGTGTGGCTGTGTACCAGCGTGATGGTCACGGATGGGTGGATTTCTGGTCGCTGGCCGTGCTTTGCACTCAGTTTTCGATCTGACCTGTAACAGGAGAGGGCGAGGGTGAACGAACCATTGAAATGCCCTGAATGCGGGCGAAACATGTTGATGAACGGCGTGCTGCTGGCCGGTAATGTGCTCACTGGCGAACCATCGCGCCCGGTTGGACAGTGGGATTGCCCAGACTGCCTGGTGATCGTGTCTGATCACAGTATCGACGAAGAGTGGGGCTGGCAGCAGTGGGAGAGGCAGGGCAACAAGCGCCCAGAGCAGCCCCCGCAGCCGACGAAGGAATATCGTGTCGCCCTGGCCTTCGATCTGTGCGACTATGCCCCAGGGCTATTGTCGTTTGGCTGCCCGCAGGACTTTCGCGTGAAGGCGGCGCATTGGCAGTACGCCGAGTTTGACATGTATCACACGGCGAAGAGTGGCGAACGGGTGCTGTATCACGCCTTCGTATACGCTCGGCGCTGGAAAGGGCAGGGCAAGCGCTCGGCTGAATTGGCCCACGACGAACATCCGTCGCAAGACGACATGCTGCAATTGACCAGGCAAGCACTGGATAACATGGGCGGGCTGCCGGTTGACCCCTGGCACTCAGAGCCGATGGCATGGAATGATCCGCTGGGTGAGGATGATTTTCTCGATCCGTCGGATAACCCTGACGACTTCGATTGGATCGATCAGGATGACGAGGAAGAGATCGACTTTTAATGCAGCCAGGAAGGGGTAAGAGATGGCGAAGTATGCGTCGGAGACCAAAGTCAGTCCAGAAAGATCAATGACTGATATCCAGAAAGCGTTGAGGCGGTATGGCGCGACCAAGTTCGGTATTGTCGATCTAGGTACGGCTATCCAGCTTGGCTTTGAAATGCAGGGCCGACGGTTCCGGTTCTCGGTGTCACTGCCTGAAACTACGGAGTTTGAGCGCAAGCGTGTGAACCAGTTTGCCACGCGGCCCATGACACCAGGGGAAATGGAGGCGGCACGGGATCAGGCCATTGCTCAGCGCTGGCGCGCCTTGCTCCTGGTTATCACGGCCAAGATGGAAGCCGTTGAGTCAGGTATCGAAACGCTGGAGCAGGCGTTCATGGCGCAACTTGTGCTGCCTTCGGGCCAAACGATGTCGGAGTGGGCAACGCCGCAGATCGCGCAGCTCTATCAGACTGGTTCGATGCCGCCGATGTTGACGAGCGGCAATTGAGAAGCAAGCGTACAGCAGAAACGGAGAGCAGAGATATGTTGACAATCGCAGTTGCAAATCGTAAGGGCGGGGTGGGTAAATCCACTGTCGCAGGCCACCTAGCCGGGGAACTGGCGCGGCGCGGCCACAAGGTATTGCTGGCCGATACCGATCCGCAGGGCCATGCTGGGCTAATGGTTGGTGTGCCGAAGGATGAGGGATTGTACAACTTGCTGGTCGATAATTTCGATTGGCAAGATGTGCTGCGCCCGGTGCAACCATTGAGCATCAGCCCTGCTGACGAGCCACCAGCAGGCGCGCTCTACGTGCTGCCTTCTGATCGCAAAACCCAGATCATTGCTTCTCTTGAGCCGGATGCAATGCTGCTGGCGAATCGCCTGGAAGAAATCGAGGATTTATTCGATTATGTGATCCTCGACACTGCGCCGACGGTCACGACGCTGGACAGCACCGTTTACATGGCGGCAAAAGCATTTCTCTACGTGACAGAGTGCGAGCGGCTGAGTCTGGATGGGCTTGCCAACGGGTTGAAGCAGGTGCAGGAATTTGCCCGGCAACGCGCCAACCCCCGCCAGGTGCTTGGCATCATCCCCAACAAGCTGCGCCAGAAAACCAACAACCACCTTGCCAACCTGGAGTCGGTGCAGGAGCGCTTCAACGATCTAGTCTGGGAAGCGATCCCCCAGGTAACAGCCTTATCCGAGGCCAGCAATTTCGGCAAGCTCATCTTTAGCTATCGCCCCGGATCGGAGGCTGCCAACATCATGCAGAAGTTGGCAGATCGGTTTGAGGAGAGGGTAGCGGTATGGCAAAGCTGAAGGTTCCCGGATTCGAGGATGTGCCGGAAGGCGCACCTGAAGCCAACAGCGGCGACCCGTTCTTCGGCAAGATCGACCTGACGACACGCAACATCGTCGCCAAGCCGATCAGCATTTATGAGATTGCGCCTGATGCCCGCCAGCCGAGGCGGGCCATTCCCTGGCAAGTGCGGGCCGTCTACGACGGCACAGCGAGCACCGTGACCAATGCACTCGAACGCTGGTTTGAATTGGCCGAAGCCGAAGCCGGGCACCCTATTCCACTTCAGGCGTTCATGGAGATGCCCGAAGACTTCAGCCCGCCGGAGGAATCGGGCGAAATCGAGCGCGGGTTGATGAACCTCATCAAACTGGCAAGGAACATCGCCGCGAACGGCTTGAATGAACCAATTGAGGTGGCCCGCGAAGAAGGCAGCAGCCAATACAAGATTGTTTTTGGCGAGCTGCGCTGGCTAGCCTATCACCTGCTGCGCAACTACTACAATGATCAGCGGTGGTCGAAAATCCATGCCCAGGTCAAAGATACACTGGACGTATGGCGGCAGGCCGCAGAGAACGGCTTGCGCCGCAATCTCAATGCAATCGCCCTGGCTCGCCAGCTTGCGCTCCTGATCATTGACCTGTACCAGAAAAGCGGGCACAAGTTCCGCCAGATCGAGGAACTGGTGATGCCCGGCGAGTGTGACCGCGTGTATTATGCGCAGGTGGCCGACGGGAAGGCGTTCCCGCTACCGTATGGCAAGGGCCACATTATCGCTGCCGTGATGGGTATCAACAGCGCGGATTCCCTGCGCCTGTACCGTGCGTTGCTCAGGCTGCCGGATGAAGCCTGGAAATTGGCTGACGATTACAACATCCCAGAAATCAATCTGCGGGCTTGCATGAACGACTCGATCCCCGATGAGCAAAAGATCGAGATGGTGCGAGGCATGATCAAACCCGTTTCTAAAGAAACGGATCGTCAACCGAAAGTTGACCAAAGTGAAACCATTCACCATATTGCTGTCAAGGCCGTTCGGAGAATCGCGAAGGCTATCGATAAAGGTGATACAATCAGCCGTGAAGATGTTCACGCAGTTCGCGAGTGGCTGGACGAAATCGAAAGGGGGTTGGCTTGACACGGCAGTTCTGGATGGCTTATCACGAGCTGAGCGAAAAGGATGTGCAGCAGAGCGGCGTGCAGAATGGGTATCAACTTCTTAGGCAACCTACCCAGGGTGCGAAGCGGATCAAGGCGGGTGTGTTTCCGGGAGGCTTCGGCTTCCCAGACCTGCACATCAGCCACTACGACCATACGGCGGTTGTTGAATCGCCACGCAGCGGCAAGCAGATCAGGCTCAACATTTTTCTAACCGTGTACACCAACCAAGCTCTCACCAAAGCCGATGAGGAACGGATCAACCAAGGCGCTTTGGAGTACCTCATTAAAGAGGGATTGGTTCGGAAGTAAGGCAGGGTAGGATGAATCGGGCGCGTGCTGTTCGGAAAAATAATGGCGCAGTTCCAGTTTCGGATCAGGCCGTGATCGCCACGCTCCATTTGGCGAAACGGCCCTTGACGAAGGATGAAATCCTATACCATATTGCGAAGGTTCGCGGCGCATCGTGGCCCGACGAATGGCAGCGATTGCCGACGGTACTCAATCAAGCATCTGATCAATCGCGGGCTTGTTGTCGAGCAAAAACATGAGCGCGGATGGTATCGGTGGAAGACTTACGCTCACACCGCATACACGTTTGGAGGCGGGCACTCTGGGTAGCGGACACGGTTGATTCTGCGGTGGCAGAGCGAGTTGAACACTATTTCTGGCGTGAAAGGGGCTGAACATGGGTAACTGGCGAACTGTCCGTATCGTTGGCACATGCGACAAGCGAGAAGTGCTTCAACTCCATCAGGTGTTGGAACCGGGGCTAAATTACGAAAATTTCCACCCCCTAGTCTCTGGTGGGTTAAGCGGCTTGCCCAACTGGGCGGGTGAAACCATTGACGTTATTGGCAATCTCGCTGAGCGCAATTACGATGCTGAGGATGTGGCCCGAACGTTGAAGCGGATCGCAAAAATCGCACCTTCTCTCAAGGTCAAAGTGCATGTTGGTGGTGATCATGAAGACAAACGGTGCGTCGCGACGGTCAGCTTGATTGACGGTGAGGTGAATATTGGGCCGCCGGAAGTCGAGGACGTGGGCGAGATTTCAGAACAGCAAATGGAGAGCCAATACATAAAATCGCTTCTGCGGTGGCATCTCCAGGGGCGGCAATTGCCGGACAATAAATAGGTTAAGGGTAGTGGTATGGCGAAAGCAACCTTGAAGGTGGGAAAAATCAATCTGAGCGTGAACGGCCAGACTATTCTGGATCAAGGGCCAATCGAGGTCGATCTTTTGTCGCCTGAGCTACAGCCCCCGCGAGGCGAGGCAACTCGCAAGCGACTCCAGGCTCTTTGGGACAAGCTGTGCCCGCGTGAGCCGCGCAAGATTGAAAAACGCCGTCTGACCATTTACCCCAGTCGTCCCCGATGGATGTGGATTGCGACTCGCCGAATCGGGAGCAAAGAAGGATTTGTTGAGCTAGGGAGCAATGCCAAAGATGCGGTGAAAACAATCCGGTTCAACGCACGCTGGAAATAGCCAAAAGTTGAGGGGCAGGATGACTGATTTGCATAGGGCACAGGCTGCCACGTGCGAGATGCTGTGGCGGATGTTGGACGCGATCAGCGAAGACGATCCATTCTACTGGCAAATAGAGGCGCTGGCCGACGATCTCACTGTAGACCTCATGATCGAAGATGGTGTACAGAGTTTGACGTTCCCGCATATTGATCGCGCTCTGCAACCAGTTGAGTTGAGGATCACCGAGTAATAGCGCCGTGCGGATTCACGCGGATTGGGGATTAAACAAGCCGACCCTTTTTGTGATCCACCCAAGAGGGTCATGAAGCGTACTAATTAATAGCGATTCGGTGTATCAACAAAAGGATAGGCAAGAGCAAAGGCATGTTTATCGAGTACGGTATTGATGGGAATGGTGAGCTGGTTTACATCGGCCAAGTGGCGCGGGGTAAGACTGGCTTGCGGTGCCCATATTGTGGAGGGGCGCTCAGCGCTAAGAAGGGCGAACAGATATCCCATCACTTTGCCCATACGGGTGAGACGTGCCGCCAAGTCAAGCGGGATCAAGATGTTGTCGCCCTGCCAGCATATGATCGATTCAATCTCAAGCTGCCGGGCAAGGTGATTGAGCAGCTTCAAAATTTTGTAAGCGGTGGCCTATATGATGTGCGCTATCTCGAAGCCCATGAGGTTATCGAATATAACGAGTACCTGCGGCGGAGCGGTGGCTATCAGCTTACTAAAAAGGGCAAGCTCGTGCTTGGAGAGCTATCGCTGATGCTCTTCAACCAATTTCAGGAGCCGCTCATCGTCCAGCGCCACCAAGAACTTGAGGATCGAGTCCGAGAAGCCTACGAGAATCGCGATCAGCGCCAAGCGGCACTCGCACGAATTGCGGAAATCGAACCTCAAGAGCGGGTGCTGCACAATGAAACCTACGGGACGAGCGCCTTCGACGGTGGCCCCGAACTTTGGAAAAAGCAGCGTCAACATTACGAACTGGCGACGGAACTGAGGCGCTTGCGCACCATTGCTGCTACTGATTACGACACGGCTATTACCGATCTACGGCTGTACCAGGCACAGTGGCGGCGCATTCTCGTCTGCACCTTGTATCTGCTGAGCGTCAATGACGGCGTGCTGCATAAGATCGGAGTTACGACAAGACCCATCGATGAGCGTGTCGAGGAGATCCGGGCCGACCTTTTACCCCACCTGGGAGCCGTGTCAATCAAGGTTGTTGACACATGGCCGCACCGAGGGAACGTGGAGTTGTACTTCAAGTATCGGTATCGCGGTCAGCAACATTTGCTGGGCGGCCTGACCGAATACTTCAAGTTTGATGATCCCAAAGCGGTGATCCGCGACCTGCGCAGGATGAAACCCAAAGAACTCACCGACGTGGAGCGTGGGGTGCTGGCCGGGGAGCTGTCGCCCTTCCTGGAAGGGTTGCGCCTGGAGACGGTAGAACAGCGCCGCCGGGCGATGATTCGTGTGGGGATGGAGAAGGCCGCCAAGCGCGGGAAGCATATCGGCAGGCCAGCGGGCCGTGAGGATGGTCAAGCATTCCTTGCCAAGCCGACCAGCCTGCGCATACAGGAATGGTTAGGCAAGGGTATTGGCGTTCGTGCGACAGCGCGGATCGTCGGTGTGTCTGTGATTACGGTTCGCAAAGTGAAGAAATTGATGGAGCAACAGGAGTCAGAAGGTGATCATGATCAGATTACATCTCGCAGTGAATGACGTGAACGGCGACGTGAGTGACGTGTGCGAGCGCATCGACGTGGAGATCGACGGCAACACCATCATGCAGCTTGAAGGCGAGGCAGATTTCCTCGAAATTCCCGGCAACCTGATCCAGATCGGGGGTGTCGCGCTGTTGTATGACCGTCGCGGCACAATGGTCGGCAACATCTTCTGGAATACATATGATGTTTTTGCGGAGGATGTAGTTGCCCTGTTAAACGCCGTGAAGGACGACTTTGGCGTCATTGAAGGATGGAAGCCGCTCTTCGACAAATGGCAGGCTGAGGAAAAGTTCACAGTTGACGACTTGAATGCTGCGCTTGAGGCAACGGGCGAATCCGTTCAAAACCTGGGTGATCAGCTCGACGCCGCGGAAAACGTGGCAAGCCGCGTTGATGGATTGCTGAATGCGGGAGTCGATCCGGCAGCGGCAGACAATTAATTTTTCCTTGATTCGGGAAGCTGCCCACCCGGATGTGGATCAACACGATCTTAATTGACGGAGGGATGGATGAGGGTCGATATTCTTCTGCGGATTATCTACCTGCGGTTGATCTGGCTCGCGATGGACGCGGGGCTGGCGCTGCACAGCCTCTATGCCCGCGTGTATTTCGGAATTCGCTACCGGTTCATGTCCCGCGAGTCCGTACTCGACGAAACAATCGACAGGTTGAAAGCGCTCGTTGACAAGCCGCCGCGATGGATGACGCCCGAGCTGGCGCGGGCCATTGATAATGCAGTGGTGGAGATGAGTGTCGAGCGGATCGAGAAATCCAGTCGGAACGACGCTCAAACTTGAGTTTATTCCGATAACCTTCCTTATCAATTTGATTGAGGACAGTATGGATATCGTATGGTCTGAGTTTCTTAAAGCACTTGAAAGATCGCGATTTGAGATGGCCTTGCTGGGTGTGCGGCCAAATCCCAACATTGTGCCAGATCATGGCGACCTGCCGGTGACAACATATCGAATTTTACTTCCCATCGACGAACTACCTGGAATTGCCGTCGGTGATACAGTGCGCTTGCCGGGCATTTTCGAGGCAACTCAAGTTCAACTCCTAGTTACAGAGCGGATCTTTGGGCGCTCTGATGTCCTCGGTTGCAAATGGCTATTGTAGGGGGCCACATGGGACGCCGCAGACACGCGCCATCTCAGGCCGCGCTCCTCGAATTTGTTAGGGATTACAAGCAGTCCGACGATGCGGACGGCAACAGCCCCACCTACCAGGAAATAGCCTGCGCGCTTGGGGTCAGCCCGCAGACGGCCTACAACCTGGCTCTGCGCCTAGTGGCAAAGGGGATACTCAAGTTCAATAAGAACCGCAAGCTGATCTTGGGCGGCAAATATATCCCTCCCGAAAATTTGGCCTCTGGAGAAGAATAAGCTGATAACTATCAGGGAGTAAACCTCAGTCTGTTCGGCGCGCCCGGCTTCATTTATTCTGTGAACGGGCGCTTTTTGATCCGCCTCTGCGTCGGCTCCGAGATGGAATGCACCGACCAGGGCAAGCCAATGGCAGCGGATCGGATTGAGCGCCGGATGTGTTGCTGAGGAGTGCCTGGTAGGTGGCTGATCAGCCTGACGCGAAAGAATCGGCCCAAGAGCCGAAATTAACCCACAAACAGAGTGCGTTCGTCGAGCAGTACCTCATCGACTTCAACGCCACGCGCGCGGCTGTTCGTGCCGGGTATTCTCCAAAAACTGCTGCCTCGATTGGCTCGGAAAACCTTAAAAAACCTGAGATTTCGCGCGCGATAAAGGCGCGGTTGGCTGAACTGAAGATGGGTGCTGATGAGGTACTCACCCGGCTGGCCGACCATGCCCGCAGCACGATGGCTGATTTTGTCGATCCAGCCGAACTTCCGCCCGTGCTGGGCAAAGCCGCTGAGTCTGGCAAGCTGCACCTAGTCAAGACGGTGCGCACAACCCGCCGATTTTTCAAAGGCGACTTGGTTGAGGAAAAGACCGAATTCGAGCTTTACGATGCCCAGGCTGCCCTCGTGCAGATCGGCAAGCATCATCAACTGTTCGTCCAACGACAGGAATTAACGGGCAAAGATGGCGGCCCGATAGAGATCAGCGATGCTCGCGCAAAACTTGCACAGCTCCTCGATAACGCGGCTGCCCGCGAGCCAGCGGAAGGCGATCCTGGCGCAACTGACGGAGAAGGAAGCTGAGGCGCTTCTCTATGATTGGACGTTCTGGGCGCGGGAAAAGCAGGTCACTCCGCCGGGCAATTGGCAGTTTTGGGTTCTGCTGGCCGGGCGTGGGTTTGGCAAAACGCGCACCGGAGCGGAGTGGATTCGCGAATCGGTGGAACATCGCGGCTGCCGTCGTATTGCGCTGGTCGCCCGTACTGCGGCTGACTGCCGTGATGTCATGGTCGAGGGTGAATCAGGAATTCTTGCGATCTCTCCGCCCTGGTTCAAACCCAAGTACGAGCCGAGCAAGCGACGCCTCACGTGGCCGAACGGGGCGATTGCCACAACTTATTCTGCCGACGAACCTGATCTCCTGCGTGGCCCTCAGCACGACGGCGCATGGTGTGATGAGTTGGCGTCCTGGCGATATGCGGAGGCGTGGGACAATCTGATGTTTGGCCTCCGATTGGGCAATGACCCTCGCTGTGTGGTGACAACCACCCCCAAGCCAGTGAAGCTGCTGCGGGATGTACTCAATAACCCGGCTGCTGTTATTACGCGGGGTAGCACCTATGAGAATCGCGCCAACCTCGCGCCAGCGTTTTTCAACCAGATCGTCTCCAAATACGAGAAGACTCGGATCGGCCTGCAAGAACTCTTTGCCGTGCTGCTCGACGACGCACCTGGCGCGCTGTGGAAGCGACAGCAGATCGAGGATCTGCGCGTCACCTCTCACCCAGCGCTGAAGCGTATCGTCGTGGCAATCGACCCCCCTGCATCGAGTGAGGAAGGGTCGAACGAGGCGGGGATCGTCGTGGCTGGCCTGGGAGAGAACAAGCACGGCTATGTCCTGGATGACCTGTCGCTGATCGCCAAGCCGAAGCAGTGGGCAGACCAAGCGATTGCGGGCTTCAACAAGTACGAGGCGGATCGGATCATCGCCGAAAAGAACAACGGCGGGGATCTCGTTGAGAGCAATATCCGGGCCGTCGATCCTGATGTGCCCGTCAAATTGGTGTGGGCGAGCCGGGGCAAGCAGACGCGGGCCGAACCCATTGCATCGCTCTATGAGCGTGGTCTGGTGCATCACGTCGGCATGTTCGGCGACCTGGAAACCCAGATGTGCAATTGGGAACCGGGCACCAGCGAGTCGCCGGATCGCCTCGACGCCCTTGTGTGGGCGTTGACCGAGTTGATGCTGCCCGACAAGAGTGGCGCGAAGGCCGCTCGTGGACAAGCGGTGGGAATGTATGGCCGACGGTAACGGGGTGAGCAGCGATATCGCGATTGCAGGCAAGTACGGGCCTGTCCGCGAAATTATTGGGCGACGTGCTGTTGGCATCCCGCGCATCATGGTCGCGCCGTCTGTCGATTGGACGCGCGCCGATTATGCGTTCTGGGATCAACTTCGTCGCGGCAAAAAGACGGATTATGAGATCGGCGGGCTGTTCTCACGCCCGATTGCTCGCACCCTCACCAGTTGGGCGTTTGGTCGAGGGTTCGGCGTTGAGGTGGCCGACAGTGAGACTACTGAAGAGGCAGCGCAACAGTTTGCCACCGACAACCTGAAGCCGATCATCGATGTCATCGACGACAGCCTAAGCCTGGGCGACTCCTACTTCGTGGTCAACATCGATGCATCCCTGACGCGGGTTTCGCCGGAGCAGGTGGAGATCCTAGCCGAACCTGCTGGATCACGTAATGTGATCGGCTATCGGATCACGACGAAGCTGGATGCGATGACCATCCGCGACACCTACAAGCTGGATGGCCGCGAACTGGAGATTGAAGCGGGCGGCAAAACAACCACGCAGAAATTTACCAACCTGATTGGGATGCTGCCGGTGATCCATTTTACCTGCGACCAGGCCGCGAACGAGGTGCATGGACGGCCCTATTACGAGCAGCTCCTCAAGCTGATGCTGCGCTATGACCGGACAGCGAATAAGACGCTCGACGGGGTGGATGCGATGGGCAATCCGTTCCCGGTTATCGAAGGCGTGGAAGATCCAGACGAAACGCTGGCGAACATCTCCACAGGGCAAGAAACCGTCAGCGACTCAAAGGGCAACCAGGTCACGCGCTATCAAGTGGACTTTACGCAGCTCCCCGTTCTGGTGCTTGGCAAGGGCGGGCACTTGAACCTGGCCGCGCCGAATCAATTCACCGGCGACGCCACGCAAATGCTCGAAATCCTGTTCCTGCTGATGCTGCAAACCACCGGAATCCCAGAGTGGGTGTGGGGCGGGGCGATAGCCAGCAGCAAGGCGAGTGTCGATGCGCAGATGCCCGCCTTCGAGCGTCTGATCGACGGCCTGCGACTGGCCTACACCGCGCCGCTTCTCCAACTGATCCGGGTGTGGGTGGCGACAAGAGCATTGGTCGAGCCAGGGCTGAATGTGGCTGCCCAGATCACCCTCAACTTCCCAAGCATCGCCGTCGAAGATCGGACGCAGAAGCTCGAAGAGATCAAATTCGCCGAGGAGCGAAAGCTCATTCGCAAAGTCACGGCGCTGCGTCTGTTGAATCTTGTGGACGACCCAGAGGCGGAGGTCAAGGCCGCAGAAGCTGAGGCTGCCGATTCTGAGAGCGAGTTTGACCGTGCCCTGGATGACCTGGTGCGCAACCCGCCGCCAGATGAAGAACTGCCCCAAGCGGCATAAGGAGATGGAATGAAGCTAACTGCTCACCTCAACCGTCACGAGCGCCGTAAGGCAAAGGCGAAGGCTCGCAAAGAGGCCAAACGTGCCCGGCGTGCAATGCAGCGAGCCGAACCAAAGTTTCCGACGCCAAAGAAAGCGGCCCGACCAGTGATGATGCAGCGCGACAGCCGAATGGTCATCGAGGCGCTGCGAGCCGAGAACACGGCACTGGCTAAGAAGCTGACGAACACCCGGCAACGGCTCGATATCGTGACGGCTGCGCTGCTTCTCATATCTCCAAAGGCGGCACTGGCGGCATGAAACCGATTGGCGGCGCGCGGGCGCTGGTAGCGGCGCAGGTGGGGATACGACGCGACATCAAGGCGATGTTCGCGGACATGTCTGCGCGCCTGGCCGGGCAGGTGACCCGCGTTTCTGATCAGGATGGTCGAATCCCGCAAAGCACGGAACGTCGGCTGATGGCGGCGGTTGGCGACACGGTGAGCAGCTATTTCGTGGGGGTTGATGGGCGTAGCCCGTTCGCTGAGGACGGCGTGACGGCGCTGGCCGCGTATCCCCGGGTTCTGAACACCTGGATCGCCCGCGTCACGCGAGACGTGGTGTATGCGCAGCGCAATTGGATGCGGCGGAATGTGCCTGAAGATATCCAGGCATGGTTGCGGCTGCACCGACGGCGTTTGCGAGAGATCGACCCGGTGTTCATGCGGCTGGTACGTTCGCTGCGGATCTTCTCCGAGAATCCGCTGGCCCAATATGAATCCGCCCACACCTGGGTGGATGCGAACGGCTACCGGCTCAGTGATCGGATCTGGCAAGCGAGTCTCCGCACGCGGGCCAAGATCGACGCAATGCTTACCGACGGCATTCGGCAGGGGCGTGGGGCGTTTCAGTTGGCAAAAGATCTGGAAAAGTTCCTGCTTCCAGATCGGCTTGGCCGCCGTACCAATCGCCCTTACGGACGGGACGCCAGCCTAGATGCGATGCGTTTGGCCCGAACAGAGATCACGCACGCGCACTCGCAAGCGACCCTGGCTGCTGGCCGTGCCAATCCTTACGTCGATGGGATGGATTGGGCGTTGAGCGCTCGTCACCCCAAGTTCGACGTGTGTGATCGAATCGCGACGATTGGTATGGCAGGCCAGCGATTACGCGAGCCTTACCCGCTGAATGGTGCTCAAGTGCCGCCTGCGCACCCCCATTGCTTATGTATAGCCAGGACAGCAGCGAGCGCAACACCTGAACGGGTTACGGAACAACTGCGCGCGGCAATTGCACAAGCCAACTTCGACCCCTACCTGACTCCCCTGACAGGGGATGATTTCGTTCGGGATTTACTCGGCGATGCCCTAATGCTTCTACTCGCAGGAGCAACAGCACGCCGGATCTTCAGTGAGGTAAGCCATGCCTGAACTGCTGCTTGAAACTGTTCACCGTCTGCGCGGCGGCTATCCAGATATTCCGCTGCCCGATGATATCGACAAGGCCGAACTTGGCGAATTCTTCGTCACACTGCCCATTGGCCGGGTCAACGCCCGATCTCGGAATCGACGCACGTATGTCGAGAAGGCCGTGAGGCGGATCGTGAGCGAAGTGAACGAGAAGCGGCCCATCGGTCACTGGGGCCACCCGGACGAAGAGCAGCGCGCAGAGCGCGCGCCCGTTGTGCGCTGGCTGGCCGCGACGTTGGACGACAAGGGCATCGCCTGGGGCAAGCTGGTGCCGCTCACGGAAGATGCCCGCGAATTTCTGCGTGTCGCCAGGGCTACTCGGTCAGCAGTGGGGAATTCGCTTTACGGCGACGCCGTGATGGACGGCGAGCGAGTCGTTGACTTATCCATCAGTTACATCGACTTGGTGGCGAACAGCCAGATCGTCGGCGTGCCCGACACGGCGGCCACCCCGGTCATCACGAAAGAAACAACAACTAACCAGGAAAGTGAGGATACAAACCCCGTGCCACCTGAATTCAACGAACAACTGATCACCGAACTGCGCAGTGACCGCGACACCGCCCGGACGCGAATTGGTGAGCTGGAGCGGCAGGTTGCCGAACTCCAACCGGCGGCTGCACAAATGGCGGCGCTGCGCACGCTGATCACGGAGCAGGCCGACGTGTTCACCAGCGCCGGGATCACGATCAACGCGAGCGGCCCGGATTTCATCCAGGTGATCAGGGAAATGATCACCAAGCTCCAAAATCTCCAGGTCGAGAAACTGCGCTCCCAGCTTGATTCGATTGTGACGGAGATGGTCAAGGTGGAGAAGCTGCGGCCTGTGATCGCTCAACTCCTCGGCTCTCCAAAGAACGAGGTGGAGGCCCGCCAGCGAGTCTCGGAACTGTTGGAGCAACCGTATGTCAAAGACTTGGCCCAGGCCCTCGTCCGCGAAGCTGCTGGCCCGAATGCGTTTGCGCCGGGCGGCAATGCGAACGGGAATTGGAAGGACAGGTACGACGACAAATACGGCCAGGAAGAGGCGAAGCGGCGCGGCGTCGTAAAGTAACGCCAACCTAAACCTAGCAAAGCTGACATCAGGGGCAATCAAACCCAAAGTGAGGGAACGAGTACATGGCAGTTGTTACGACCACTCCAAAAAACATCCGCTTTCTGCCAGGCGCACTGGTGCGCCAGCGTGTGGCGGGTGAGGCGTTGGCCCTGGGCGATTCTGTATCCCTGGGGACAGACAAAAAAGTCCGCAAGACGGCGAATGCCAGCAGCAAGTTTTATGGCGTTGTTGTCGCGGGCGACCAGAAGCAGAGCAGCGTGGCCGCTGGCGAGAGTGTGGCCGTCGTCGTGTTTGGCCCGGTTACTGGATTTTCCAGCTTGCCGACGGGCAAAGTCATCTGGCTATCGGCGACGGCGGGCAAGTTTGACGACGCCACCGGTACCCAGGCAGCAGGCTACGCTGAATCCGACACCGAACTGTTCGTGATGCCCGGCGTCACAACCGTCGGCAGCAGCTAACACTTCAGAGGAAAGGGGGACTTACGATATGCCTATTGTTGGCCCAAGAATGGCAGTGGATCTCGCCATTCCAAGTGGCTTGGACGCTTCGCGTATCCTGGCGTTCCAGATGCGCGAGGGCAAGACCGCCGAGCAGATCATCGCTGAAACTGCGGCGATCATCGGTGCCGTCAACCAAGCGTTGATGGACAAATACGGCGGGCTGCTGTACGAGACGCAGCTTGATCACGCGATTTACCGACGTGGTCTGGGTGGCCCACGCCGCCGCACGCCCAAAAAGGTTGAAGGCAAGCAAGCTGACCCGGTGCGGGGTGACATCATCGGGCACATGCTGCCGTTCTCCGACTACGAGGACGGGGTGGCCTGGACACCTCTTTACTTGCGTGATGCATGGCAGATCCAGATCGACGCGGATCTGCGCGAGGTCGGCGACTCCTGGACAAACGAGGTCGATGCAACAGTCATCACCCGCATGTTGACGAACACCGAAAACCTGGTTGGCGCTGGATGGGATGTCCCCTGGGCAATTGGCTCCGGGGTGAACTTGCCGTTCATCCCGCCGAATAACGGCTCGTATCAGTTCGATGGTTCACACACCCACTTTCTGTTCGTCAATGGCGCGGTGAATTCCGCCAATGTCGTGACTGCGCTCGACAACGCTCAGGGCGAGTTGAGGCATCACGGCTTCGGTGGTCGTTTGACAGCCATTGTTTCTGAGGCGGATCTATCGGCTTACACTGGGATCACCTCTAAGAAGTTTGCCACGTTCGTTCCACCTACCTTCACGGTAGTCGCAGGCAACCCCAGTGCGCCAACCCTTGTCACCACAGGTGAATTGGAAGGAATGCCTGGCGAGCTTTTCGGCTACTTCAACGGCGACAAGGGATTTGTGGAACTGCGCTGGCATCCGCGCATTCCGTCGGGCTACTTCTGGATGGGCAAGAGCTTTGGACGCAACAACCAACGAAACCCGTTGGCGCTGCGAGAGCACCCGACAATGGGCTTTGGCCTCGTGCCCAGGCCGCAAGTCACCAATGACGTGATGCCCGAACTGGACAAGGTGCTGTTCAAGGCGGGCTACGGCGTCGGCGTCAATGATCGGCTGAACGGCGTCGCCATGTACATCGCCAGCGGCGCAAGCCAGTACGTGAACCCAAGCATCGAGTAACGGCATGAAGATCGCCTTCTTCCCGACGAATGGCCTCAACCCCTGGACAGGCTACGGCAAGACTGAAGCTGGCCTGTACCGGGGGTTGGTGAGCGCGGGCATCGACGTGGATAACGCCGCATCGGTGATGCTTGTCACGGGCAACCCACGCTGGTGCGAGAAGGTGCGAGGCTACCGGATCTGGCTGTACACCATGTCCGAGAGCACCCGCGTCTCCGCTACCTGGGTCAGCATTATCAATCGGCGCGTGGAGCGCGTGCTGCTGCCCTGCCCGGAACTCGTCGACATATACCGCGAGTCTGGCGTTGAGGTGCCGTGCCATTTCGTCGGGGATGGAGTCGACTTTTCGCTGCCCCCCTACACCCGCCATCGGGAATCGCCGAAGCGATTCACGTTCCTGACCTATAGCCTGGGAGACATGCGCAAGGGCGCGCAGGATGTCGTCATGGCCTTTGTGAAAGTCTTCCAGCGTGATCCGCGATTCCAATTAATCGTCAAGTGCCGTCCGAAACGTTCATGGCTCACCGGCTGCGAGGAGCCGAACATCCGGGTCGTGTCGGGCGAAGTATCGGAACGTCACTGGCATCGGTTGTTGCGACAAGCGAACTGCTTCCTGTTCCCCAGCCGGGCGGAGGGTTGGGGGATGCCGCCACGCGAGGCAACGCTGGCCGGGCTGCCCACTGCTGCAACGCAGTGGCTCGGCATGTGGGATGTGGATCAGTGGGGTTTCCCGCTCATGGTTCGCGAAATGCAGACCTGCGTTTACCGACCCTATGAAGCGAACGCTGAAGGGGCACTGTGGGCGCGACCTGACCCGACGGCGCTGGAAGCTGCAATGGAATGGATTGCGGCCAACTACGCTCAAGCGCTCGCGAAAGCCAGGGCCGGGCGCGAGTACCTGCTGACGAACTGGAGCTACCGATGCCTGGGCGAGCGGATCGCCGGGTTGCTGAGGGAGGGCGCATGAAACCTGAGTTTGTTCTGGGCAACGGCAAGGTGATCTTGCGACCTCTACGGCGGGCGGATCTGGATCAAACGCTGGCATGGCGCAACCGTGACGATGTGCGGATCTGGTTCTTCGACGCCAAACCGATCACCCCTGACCAGCACAACGATTGGTACGAGGCGTATCGGCAGCGACGGACGGATTGGGCCTGGATCATCGTCGCCAACGGCGTACCCTGCGGCCAAGTCAGCCTGTACAACGTCAATGCACGGCAGAGGGGTGGTGAGTTCGGGCGCATGATGATCGGCGATCCGCGCTTCCGAGGCAACGGCGTTGGTCGGGTGGCGTGCAGTTTGGTATGCGATTTCGCGCTCCGCGACGTGGGGCTTGATTTCGTCTATCTGCGGGTGCTGGACAACAACCTGCGGGCGATCCAGCTCTACAAGGACTGTGGATTCCACACAACTTCGATCCGCCAGGGCATCCGCTACATGGAGCGCAGCACCCTATGAAAATCGCGATCTGCACCTTTGCCTTCGTTCTGGGGCCGCAGTTGGTAGCAATGGCCGACAGTGCGCGCAGCGACAAACACGAGGTCGTTTTCTACCTCTCGCTGCACAGCCAGCATCCGTCGGCGGTGACAGCCTGCGAGACGATCCGGTTGCACCGACCAACGGTTTTCTTTCCTTACGGCTGGAATCGCGGGCTGGCCCGCTCTTTGAACGACGCCATGTTGAGGGCTTATGCAGATGGCGCGGATGTCGTGATCAACTGCAATGACGACGTTCAGTGGGGGCCGGGCGACGTGGATCGGCTGGCTGAATGTGCGATGGATCGACGCGATTGCGCCTTTGTATCGGCGTCGGGTTGGCATCATGGCCGCCCAGAGCGCGATTCGATGGGCTATTGCGTCATCGCGATTAACCCGATTGCGCTCGAAGCCGTCGGTTGTCTCGACGAGAACTTCTATCCAGCGTACTACGAGGATTGCGATCACCTGCGGCGAGCGCGCCTGGCCGGGCTGCCTGAAGCGGTATGCGAGCAGACGGGTTGCCAGCACTACGGCAGCGCCTCGATCCTATCCGATCCACAACTGAACGCAGAGAACGACTTCTGGTTCGTCCACAACCAAGCGTACTGGCATCGGAAGTGGGGATTGAAACTTGAGTTTGAAACGCCCTTCAATCGGGGCGACAGTCTGCGAATCGAGCCGGAGCAGCGCCGCACACCCTACGGGCCGGGATTTGACCGTGAGGATTTACCGAGGATAGACCGCCAATGGACGCAATCGAACTGATAAATACCCTCAAGGAAATAATTACCCTTTACGACGATGCGCGTAGCCGCTATGCAGAGGCTTTTACGCGAGATAAAGGCAAAGGCTTGTCCAACCGGTATTGGGAAGATGTACAGCGGGCGAGCCGAAACCTGATCATTTTCTGGAGCGAGCACCGGGATCGCATCAAGTTCATGGTTTGGGACGGCGAGGAAGCCCCCGGATTCGACGTGATACGCGGATGGCCCGCTACTGAGCAGGAGGCGTAGATGGGAACACCAGCGCCAACACTTGAGCAGATCGCCAACATCCGAGTCGATCTGGGCACGATAGCCCAAGCGTTCACTGACCCTGAGATCATCACGCTCTGGGGCCGGGTTCAAGCGGCGCGGGATGAAGTCACCCAGCACGACGCAACGCTGGCCCTGATGGTGCGGCAAGCATTGGCGTCGTTCGCCGACAAGGTGGATTACTCAACAGGCAACACGAGCGAGAAGCTAAGCCAGCAGTATGACCACCTGATGAAGCTGTGGGCTATGTACAAGGGCGCGCTTGAGCGAGTGCAAGGCCATGCGAAGTCGGTTGTTCTGGGCAACCTGCGCGTCGTGCGACCAGCGCCGCAAATGCCCGACGATGGGAGCGAGACGAACAATGCCTAACTTCACGACAGGCATCATGTTCGATATTGCGGGGATCATGGCGCGTCGCGGCCAGAACGTAACGCTCATTCGGGGCGGTTCCACGACACTCCCAGCGCAGACGGTCATCGTCACCAATCCATCGCAGGCGCTTCCCCTTGAAATAGCAGGGGCCGCCAGCGTGAGTGGTCAGATCAGGATCGTGCTGATCGGATATCGGAGCTATCCAGGAAAGTCCGATTTCGACGTGGAGCGTGGGGATCGCTTCGTGATCGGTTCGACCTGGTATCGCATCATCTACATCGACGACAACATCCCCAGCCGCCGCGAAGCTTACGCGGAGAGCATCCAGGGGGCGAAGTGATGCCGATCCGCTGGACAGGGCAACGCGAAGTGATCGCCCGGATGCGAGAGTACGAGCGGCGGGTGCAGCAGGCCGTGCGAGCCGTACTGGAATACATGGCGGCGGTCATCGAAGCCTACGCCAAAGCGAACGCACCCTGGACAGATCAAACAGGCAATGCCCGGCAAGCGCTATTCACCCTTGTAGAAGACCTGAGCCGCGACGTAGTAGCACTGTACCTGAGTCACGGCGTCGAGTATGGGATCTGGCTGGAACTCAAAAACAGCGGCAAATACGCCGTTATCCTGCCAGCACTGGAAGCCCACTACGACGAAATCATGAAGATGTTGCAGGGGATTTTCAAGTAGCAATGGCGACGTTGCAGGCCACGATACGCGGCGTGTTGACCGGGGACGCAACCTACATGGCGGCCATGCCCGGCGGTGTACATGACGCGGAAACGCTCCAGGATCGCGAGTGGATCGAGATGGAGGATATTCGCGATGCCAACGGGCGACTCAAATCGACGACAGTGATTCGCTGGCGCGGCGCGGCCCTGTTTGGCCCCGAAGTGCTGCCGACAGAAGCCCGATTCTGTGAACTATGGTTCTACGAAGATACGGGCTACGAGGACATCGAGACGGCCAAGCGGCGGGCCAAAGCCCTGCTGCACCGCCAGCTATTCCTCGCGGACAATGCAGCGCTGGTCTACCTAATCTGGGCGGGCGACCTGGGCGAAATGACCGCTGATGAATTCGGTGGGGCCAGCATGGATCGCAGCCGTTATCAAACGATCATTTACCGAGCATAGGGGGTTTTTATGGCATTCGGCACTGTTGTATTTACCCTGCGTAACCTGCGGATAGCGGGATTGCTTCCCAATCTCAGCTACGTTACGCAGAGCTATTCATTGGAGCATGGCTCAGAGTTGAGCTTCGAGGTGATGGCCGACACGGATCAGCTTCGATCTTACGGGATGATCGCCGAACTGCTCTCCGTCGTAACGCACCTGGAGTTCACCCTGATCAATGCCTCGCTCGATCCCGATGGCATGTTTCCAATGACCGGGATCGACTGGGGATCGTCCGGCAGTGCGCCTAACCAGGTCGCGACGGCTGATATCCTGGCGGGTGATGATGGGCTGCCGTATTTCGGGATTGTCGGCGATTTTGCCAGCCTGTATGGGTCAAGTGTCCTGATCGGTCTGCGAAGATGCAAGCTCGACACCCTGCCCGGTTGGAAAGTGGAAATGAACAAGTTCCGCATTGCCGAAACGAAAGGCAAGGCCATTGTCATCGACACAACAACCAGGAGGCTACACCGGGTCAGACGCTACGAAACAGGCCAGCAGATCCCAACCGATCTGAACCTATTCTTCGCAGCATAAGGGAGGCGAGGAATGCCAACAGCACAGGAATTTCGCAAACAGAGCGCCAAGCGCGTTCGGCTACCAATTGCAGGGGTTGAGGTTGAACTGCGGCAGACCGACGTGCTGGCCTTTCTCTCAACGAGCAAGGGTGATCAGCCGCCCGATGTATTTGCGGCCCTGATCATGCGCACCATCCAGGAAGGCAACACTACATTCCAACTGAAGCCGGAAATGCTGCCCACGATTCGGGAGACGCTCAACAAGATTTGCAAGGCATGTTTCGTCTCGCCACGTGTGGTCGAGGGCATACCCGCACCCGACTCGGACGACCTGGGCCTGGATGAGATTTCGCTCCAAGACAAATTGTTCGTTCTTTCCTGGGCAATAGGGACGGACGGCAATGCCGCAGCCGCCTTTCCTGGAGCGAACGGAGCAGGTGTGGGAGCTGCACCTGCTGTGCAAGGCGTACCAGCAAAGGCCGTCGCGGGTCATCGGTCTGCGTAATGGCTGGCTGGCCTGGTCGTTCGACAATGCAGTGAGTCTCTACGGGCGGTTCGTTGAAGCCGAACTATCGAGGACAGACAAAGACGGCAAACCGATCCGCACGTTGAATGACATATTGAAAAACGGCAGCAGCCGACGGCAGGGCACGCTTGAGGAATTGATCGCGATTCTCGGAGAAGGCTAAGCGCATGGTTGACGGCGGATTTGATCTTGGTGATGCACATGGGGCGGTCTTTATCGACACGTCCGGCGTGAGCATTGCCATGCGCCAGGCACAGCAAGCCTTCGAGGGCGGGCTGGCCGGGATAGGTCAGCGAATCGATGCGGTTGGTCAGCAGATTTCCGGCATCGGGATTCAGATCACCAGAGCGTTTGCCCCGGTAGGGATCGCGCTCGGCTTCGCGACCAAAGGGGCCATCGACTTCCAGGAGAGCATGGTCAACGTCCAGGCAGTCACGGGCAAATCCGCCGACGAGATGAAAGCGCTCTCGGCTGAGGTGCTGGCAATAGGGCGCAATTCACGAGCGGGGCCGCAGGAGGTCGCCAAAGCGTTTTACGATATCGTGGGTGGCGTGAGTGACGCCAGCACCCACATGGATATCCTCAAGGCGTCGGTCAAGACAGCCGAAGCGGGTAACGCAGAACTGGCCGGGACCACCAAAGCGTTGATCTCGATCATGAACTCCTATAAGTTCAGCGCGAAAGACGCAGCCTTTGTCTCTGACGTACTTACGATGACTGTCGGCAAGGGTGTCGGGACAATGGACGAATTTGCGTCTGCCTTCCCGCAAGTCACCGGGTTGGCCCGCAGTATGGGCATTCGACTCGACGACCTGGGCGCGAGCATGGCTTACCTGACCACACAGGGTAATACCGCCAGCCAGTCGGCAACGCAGCTTGGGGCCATCATGTCGGCGATGCTGAACCCCAACGAGAAGATGAAAAAGGCGCTCAAAGAGTTGGGGTTTGAAAGCGGCGAAGCTGCGGTCAAGCAATTGGGGTTGATCGGAGCGCTTCAGGCACTTAAGAATGGCAAGTATGGTGGAGAATTCTCCTCCCTGCTCGGCAGTATCGAGGCGATGCGTGGCTCGACGGCGCTGCTGAACACGGATGTGAAGGGCTTCACCAAATCGTTCAAGGACGGCCTGAAGGGGGCTACCGATGCTGCCCAGAAGATTCAACTTCAGAGTGTCGCGGCGCAATTCGATTTGCTCAAATCACGTGTCGCGGCGCTGGGGATCGAGATCGCCAATGCGCTGCTGCCCAGCCTGGGCCAGATTATGGAGCGTGTGGCGCCGATCATCGACAAGGTGATCGAGTGGATCACGGCCAATCCGCAACTCGCTGGTGCAATCACATTGGTCGCGGCGGCGCTGGTTGGGCTTGGCCCTATTCTGACTCTGATCGGTGGGCTGATCAGCAGCATCGGAACCGTGCTGGCCGTGCTCGCCTCTCCAATTGCACTCATCATCGGCCTGGTCGCCGCGCTCGCCCTGGCCTTCCAAACAAATTTCATGGGTATCCGGGATGCGGTGCAACCTATCCTGGATGCTGTCGGGCGGGGGCTAAGCACGCTGGCAGGCGTCTTCCAAGCAGCGTTCCAGCAGATCGGCAGCTTCATTCAAACTCAAGTTTTGCCGATTTTGCAACGCCTAGCCGATTGGTTTATGCGCGATGTCCTACCGCAGGTCGTGGGCTTTATCCAGAACACGGCGATCCCTGGCATTCGAAAGCTATTTGACTTCCTGGAAAAAGCCTGGGAGATCGTGCGGCCTCACCTGGAGAAGCTGTGGCTGTGGTTTACGAAGGAAGCGCTGCCCGCAGTCCTCGACTTTATCAGCCAGCGGGTTATTCCGGGCGTCACCGACTTCGTGAACACGCTGATCAAAATCTGGGACGAGGTATCGCCCAAACTGCTGCAACTGTTCGACTGGTTTATGAAGAACGGCCTGCCCGCAATTCAGAAAGTGCTCGAAGATTTCAAGACGGGCATTCTCGATCCAGTCGTGTCGGTACTGACCAACATCTGGGACGCGGTACGGCCCGCCTTAGAGAACCTGTTTAAGTGGTTCACCGGCGATGGCCTGCCAGCGATCAGGAAGATCGTAGAGGAATTTTACAACCTTGCGATCAAGCCTGTGGTCGATCTGCTCTCGAAGCTCTGGGAGACGGTGCGCGGCGCGCTCCAGAATTTCGCCCGCTGGTTCAGCGACAACATGCCCGGCGTCAGGGTCTTTGTGATGAACGTCGTGGACGCCATCAAGGAATTGATCCGCATCATCGGTGAGGTGTTAGGCAAGATCCGCGAGTTCAGGGACAACATTAACGCCGGGTTGAGCGGGATCGGCGGCAACGTGGGCACGATTTTGAGCAGCGGTAAGTCGCCAGGGGAGATTTTCAATGCCGTCCTGAAAGGCGTCGGCCTACGTGACGAGGGCGGCGTTGGCGTTCGAGGTGGCGCATATGTCATTGGCCCGTCGGCACAGCCAGAACTCTTTATGCCCGATACGGCGGGCACCTTTATCCCCAACATTGATAAGCTGCTGGCGGCTGCCGCTGGCCCGCAGATCGGCCAGTTGATCATCTACGCCAACAGCAAGGCTGAGGGGATGGCCGCTGCTGAGGGTTTCCAGGAACGGTTCAACCAACTCTACAACCGGAGAGGTTAGAGAATGCGCCTGATCCAGTTCGGTTCCGGGTCTATGTTGTATATCTTCCCCTCTACCCAGGGGCAGTTCAACACGAATTTTGCCGGGCTGGTGCCTGCCACGCTGCGCTTGCCAGGATTGAGCGGCGGATTCGACGAATTCGGCGACAGTAAAGCCCCACAGGAGATCGGCAAAGTTACGTTCGATTTCACCCTCGTCGCGACGAGCCGCACTGAAATGACGGCCAAGCGCGATGCTGTGCTGAAGATGGCCGATTGGGGCGTGCAACGACTTATCGCACAGCCTACCGATCCAATGCTGCCTGCACGGTGGTGCTACGCGCGCATTAACGACATCAACATCCCGGAACGCCTGGATATGCACACCGACTTGTGGCAGCCGGTAACGATCAACTGGCAGGTGCCGGAACCGCGATGGTATGGACAGGGCACCGAATCGGTGCCGTGGGGCATGTTCATATGGGGCGAGGCTGCGTGGGGCAGCGGAGCCGCGCCCATCGTATGCAGCGGCGTACAGACCAACTTCACCATCACCACGCTTGGTACAGCCACCACGCGGGCGCGAATCACCCTCGTGACAACGGCCCCCAGCGCCCAGGCGCAAAACCCGAAAGTGCAGCGGTTGGTCAGTGGCCTCGTGGTCGATGAGGTGGCCTTTGCCGGAACTCTATCTGGAACGGGCGATACCCTGGAAATTAACGCTCGATCCTGGCAGGTGACACGGAATGGTAGTGACGCCTACAACAGCAGCCTTTCGTTTTTGCACCCGGACTGGATGCGGCTGCTACCGGGAGTCAATCAGATGCGGATTGTGTTGGGCAGCAGCGGCAACATCTGCACGGCGTTTGTCCGCTACTTCGACATGTACTATTAAGAGGTAGGGCATGGTTAGCACCCTCAAAACTCCAACATCTATCAACACGACGTTCCTCGTGGACGGCCAGAGTGCCGACGCAAGCGACGTGATTACGCCTTTCTTCGACACGAAGGCAGCCATTGACACGGCACGCGAGCGGATATCGGTTTCGTCCGCCGATACCCACATGAAAACGCTCGATGATGCACTCCAGGCGGGTAGCAATATTACCCTGACCAAGATCAATCCCAGCGGCGACGAGAAAATACAAATCGCCACGCAGGGTCAGTTAAAGGTTTCCAGCGCAGATACGCAGCACAACTACCTCAATGCCAAGCTCGCCGCTGGCAGCGGCCTCTCGACGGAGATTCTAAATCCTGCCGGGAATGAGGTGCTGCGTTATCTGCTGGACAGTAAGCTCGTTAACCTGCTGCCCTTCCTGACCACCGCAGGCAAGCTCACGGCGTCTGGCGTCGATAGCCAGGCTGCACCCAACGGCTACGTGCTGACTGCCAATGGCAGCGGCGGCGCGTCTTTTGAATCGGCGGCCACCGGCGCGCAACCTGTTGATATTACCGTGACCGCAGGGGAAGCGCTGGCCTTGCGCGACGCCGTGTACATCAACCCGGCAGACTTCAAGGCATACAAGATCGATGTGGATGCTTCCCCTATCCGCTGTGGGGCAATCCGGGGGATTGTCATCGAGGCGAGCGGTATCCCTATGAACAACACCGGTGCGGTAAGAATTCTGGGCCAGGTGAGCGGGTTTAGCAGCCTGACAGCGTTTGACGACGTGTGGGCCTCGACGACAGCAGGGGGCATTACCCAGGCCAAACCAACGCTCACGGCTGGAGGCGGCCAGCGGGCGATTGTCTGGTTAGGGTTTGCGGTCAGTGCAACGGCGATCATGGTCTGGCCGCGCCCAGCGATGTTCATGAAGCGCGAGAGTCTCGCCAACAATGCAACGCTGACGGTAGAGCACTACGTTGACGAAAACGCGCATGATCGCAAGTTCAGATCCTACGTCAGCACGACGGTGGCCGCCACCTCATTTGCGAGTTATGGGAGTGGCAACCAGGATGTTGACGTTCAACTGCGCGGGCAATCAGGCGCGGGCGGAACAACGGACACGCTTGCCGCATTTGATCTAACCACTAGCCTGGGCGATTCAACCGACCTCCGACGAGGACAATCCTTCCAGATTGCCGCCGGGATTTTCTCGCAATTTACCGTCCACTTCGGCGCAAACACTGGATCGCCAGCGGGAACCGTGACCTGGGAGATCCGGCCCGATGACGGTGGTGGCTTGCCAACTTCAACGGTGATCGCAAGCGGCACCTTTACGCCGACACCCAACGCGGTTAACACTGTTCCAGTAACGAATGGCCCGTTCCTGCTCCCCGGCACGACCTATCACCTGATATTTCGATCTACCGGTGCCCAAACCGCAGGGAACGCCTGGACGCTGGCCCGCGATGACGCCAGCACCTACGCTAATGGTCAGGCAGTAGCCGCGATTGGCACAGGAGCCTGGACGGGCATCTCCACTTCCGATCTGAAAGTCACCATGACTACATCGGCACTAGCCGCGAAAGATCGGCTGGCGCAATCGTTTCAGGTAGGCGGATCGTCGCTCGTCGATACGGTGCAGCTCTATTTGAAAAAGATCGGCGCGCCGGTGGGCACGCTGACTCTGCGGATTGAAACTGACAGTTCCGGCTCGCCGTCGGGAACATTGGTCGCAGCGGGCGCAACGGCGACAGTAAGTGAGAGCAGCCTGTCAACCTCTTACGGGATGATCAGCTTCGACCTGACGACCAATCCCACACTGAACGCCTCAACTACCTACTGGTTGGTTCTGGAAACGAGTCGCTCTGCCTCCAACACCGATTACGTGCTGTGGGGGGCCGACGCCAGTTCACCCGGCTATGCAAGCGGCGAGATGAAGTTCTTTGCTTCCTCGACGTGGAGTGCCGAGAGCAAGGATGCCATTTTCGACGTGTTGGGCGTGACCACCATCTTTGATGAACCGTGTGTTGTTGGCCGCTGGTCAGGCGGGACTCGCGACGTTGCCATACGCTTCGATGACGGCCTGGGAGCGAGTGGGGATACCAAAACTACCTTCAAAAACGTGTCTGGCGGCACGCTGGACGTGACCGCTGTTGTGGAGCTGTACTGATGAAACGACAATTCGAGGCCGATGTCCAGGCTGAAGTCGCCGCCGGGTTGCGGGTCAAAAATGTGCTGGTGGTCCTGACCGATCCCGACACCAGCGAATCGCGGCTGGTCGAGATCCCGCTGGTGCCAAACGACGCGAGCGCAGAAAGCATTTTGGAAGGGATCGATCAGGAAGCGTTGTGGGCAAAAGGCGATCCGGTCAGCGACCAGGGCATGATGACGATGCGCGAGTCGCGGCTATCGGGCTACTACCGCAATATTCTGATCGCCGTCGATAAGGTGCGCGCGTCGGGTGGAACTATCGACATGGCCCTCGCATCGGGCCTGAACGAGATCGCCAAGAGCGTAAAGGCTCGCGCCAACTTCGATTCCATGCGTGCCTGGGCGCAATTGATCAATCCGACGACGACGGAGGAAAAACGCCTACTGCTGTTGCTGATCAAGCAATTTGCCCTCGAAGGCATCGTGATGGGGCAGGGATAATCCATGCGTGTCTGGTGCGATGTCTACAGCGCCGACGGCGCGACTCGCCTGGGCGCTGGCCCGCTGATGACGGTGCGCAACGCATCAGTGACACGCGCGTTGGACGGCGCAGGCAGTGTGTCGATCACAGTGCCAAGCACGGATCAACGCGCCTTGAACCTGTTGCAAAACAAGCGGCGCGTTCGACTCTTTGTCGAGCACGATAACACCATGCGCGAACTTGGACGCGGCATTATCGACGAACTGCGGGCGAGCGACGCCACCGGCGGCTGGTCGCTGACGGCCACCGGGCCGGATGAAGTATCGCTCCTGAAGAATAAAAGCGCGCTGATCGCTCGTCTGTACAACAACGTGCCTATTGCCACCGTGATTAGCTCGCTGGCTGGCCTAGCTGGGTGGACGGCCAGTACCAGCGCATTGGGCAACCTGTACGTGCGACTCGACGGCGAGAGCATCTTGAAAGCGCTCCAGTTCATCGCGGAAATGCAGGGGCTGCATCTGCGGCCTGGATTGACACCTAACAGCATCGAGATGGGCGCGTTCGGCGCATCGTCCGGCCTGCGCTGCGTTCACGTTGAGCACACAGATCGCGAGATGCTCGGCAACAACGATATCCTGCTGATCGAAAACTTCAACCTGGTGGCCGACAGCAAGGATATGTGCAACTGGCTGCTGCCGCTCGGCGCGGGTGAAGGTGAGGCGGCGTTCACGCTCAAATACAGCAATCGGACATTTCCAGCGTTCCCCTACAACATCGAGACGATGGTTGGCCCGGATGGTCGCGTTCTGTATTTCATTAAAGACAGCGCGAGTATCGCCATCTATGGGCAGATCGAGAAGGTAGGCACCTTCAAAAATATCGCGCCGCTTTCCAACACCGACGCCGATCTGACGAACGCCAGCAACGCATTGTATGACATAGCGGTGGCCTGGCTGACCCGCCGGAAGGACAAGCTAGATGTCTATAGTTTCACCGTCCGCAAGGTGCGGCAGACGGTGCGGCCCGGCGATAAGGTTCACGTGCGCTATAAGGGCTTGATCTACCGCGACGGCCAGCCAGTCACCTATCGCGACGTGAACCAGGATATGTGGGTATTGGAATGCACCGAGCGCGTTGGCGTCGAGGGCCTGGCGTTGGATCTAAAAGTGGCGACGGTAGACCGCTATGAACAAGACGCCGCCCGGATCGTGATCGGCGCGATTGACGCGATTGAAGTGCGCAATGTGCGGATACAGCCGTACCCAAGCACCCGATCTTACGTCTATGATCGTGAGATCGCGGCGAGCTACCCGGCGCTGGTGCCGATACGAATCACCAACGCCACTCTCAGCTTGCAGCGCTGCTCGGTGCGCATCAAGACCACCCCGTTCCGGACCACGTCGCTCGGCGGTGCTTCAGGTGGCGGGGGAACGCTGCCCAGCGCTGGCACGCACATGCATCGGGTCAGCCTGTACAACGGGCCATACGATGGCTCGGTAGCGATGTTTGACGGCTATTACGTGTCGCGGGATGAGTCGGGCGACTTACTGCCGATGGTCTTTCGCGTCAACGTTGGCGGTGATATCTGGACGCACGGCGCAGCGGGAGATCATTTCCACGCCATGCCTGCCCACACACACCCGCCTATCTTCGGCATTGCTGACGACACCGACACGCCATTCAGCATCCGAATTTTTGTGAACGGGATAGACCGCACAACCGATCTGGGTGGCCCATTTGCCCCAATCGGTGGCGCGACGACGATTGACCTGGACGCAGGGAAAATGACCGGGTATTTGAACAACGCCGCCGGAGGGTTGCGCCAGGAGCATATCCTCGAGATCCGCTGTATTGGCGGGCAGGGGAGAGTCGAGGTGCAGGTCGAATTGTACGAAACCGTTCAGTCGATTGCGGTGGTGTA